TAGATGTTAATTAACATTTTAATTAATGCGTATATTACGAGATAACATACGATTTTCAAGGTCTTCAGCTAAACTTTTAAATTTTAAAACATCTTGAGTTGCACCACCAGATATTAAGTCTGTTGCTGGTGTCCCATTACTACTATGTACGTGATTTATTACCGCATTTTTAAGTAATTTAAGATATTCAATTAATAAATCGCCAAATGGTAACGGATGTGCCGTATCTAAAATATTTAAAAGTTCTTCATCACTAATTAAATTATCTTGATTTGTTAGATTAAATCTTGGGGAACCGTCTTTGTGGGTTAATAAATTAATTTTATTTCCAACAACATTAATTGCCGTGCCTCTTTCTTGTGTTTTATCTTCTTGTGGTTTGGTAATCGCAACATCATTTTTAATTTGAATATAGCCTTGTGTTATAGCATTAAATTGAAACGAAAACGGATTATTATCGTTAGGTTTGGATGTTTCAAATTTACCAGCTCTGATTAATACTTCATTTTTTTTAAATATTAAATCGGTATTATATCTACCTTGTACTGCAATATCTGTAGCATTTGGAAAAACACCTTTTAATGCTGGAATTCGATTAAAATCAACATTAGGTGTGTTTGTAGCAAATGTAAATGAATTTAACCCTGTTAAATCAACGCTATCAAATTCTAAATTGTTAAGTTGTGAGATAATAGGTCCAAAATATAATCTATCACTATGTGTTTTTTGTTTATCATAAATTAACACAAACACCCCCTCACCGACAATTGGTGTTGATGAAAAGAATTTTGGAACCATAGGATATGACCATGGTATATCATTTGTTGCAACGCCATCGTCTCCGCCTTTGGCAGCTTGACCAGGAATTTTTACTTTAATTCTACCTAGTGATTCTGGGTCATCAATACTTACAACAATACCAATTTGAATCGATTTAATAAAATCAACAGTGCTTAATACACTAGGTTTGTTTGAATTAAAATTACTATCAGCCGACATATTATTCTCCCTTTAATCTTTTAACTAAAATTTTATTTGCTTTATCAAATTTCTTTTCAATTTCAATTAAATCGTCAAAATATTTAATAATTATTAATTTCATTGCCTCATGGTCAGCTTCATATTGTTTAATTTGAAACAGTATCTCGTTGTTCGATAAATTTTCTAAATCTTCTATTTTTTTTTCATCCATAAAATATATTTTAACGTATTACCCCACTTCCAACTGCAATATTGGTTGTAACTCCATTTGATAAGACTGGTGCACCTAAGTTACCAATTCCTATTGTTGTTACAGAAATGCCTGGTGGTATAACTATTTCTATTTTGGCTTCTGTTAAAATTGAATTAACAATCTCTTCAATGCGAATAAGCTCCATTGCTTCGCTTTTATTGGGTCCATCTCCAAATACATCGCCAGTAACTAAACCTGCCTCAGATTGCCTTGAAATAATCCTAGACGCAATTTCACTTGCGGTAATTCCAGGTCTAAGATTTGCACCTACCAATAATAATGGTGGGGGTAATGGCGAAACAGGTGTTTTAGGTATATTGAACGCTGATAATATAATATTCAATATGCTACTAATTGACCCTAATCCAATATCGGTTACGTTTTCAGATTTTTTATTAGTGTTTACATTACTCACGCCAATCCTTTTATTTTTCTAATTACATCTTGTGGAACACCAATTAAGCTTAATAATTGTGTTAAGTTAGATTGATTTTTATCAATTTGTTGTTTAACAATTGTTTCAGTAAAATATTTAATAATGTTTTAATTATTAATTCGGTTATTCTTTTAGTTATATTGTGTATTAAATTTTTATTCTTTTTTAAAAAATCAACAGCATCAGTAAAGGTTGCATCGGGCCCATATATAATTTTAAAATTAATAATAAATATTGAAATTACTTTTGGCGATAAAATAGTATTTACGATAGATTTAATAAGATTATTAATAAGTTCTTGAATAAAATTAAATTTTAACGACTGATGGTCGGTGCTATTGTTACTATATGCTGCAACTTCATTACCAATTAAATTAAGTGAATTGGATACAGCATCTTTTTTTTGAATTTGATTAGTAGTACTACTAACCGAATCGTTCATTTCGGTTATGCTATAAAGTGAAACACTAGTAGAAAGTTGATTTGATGTATTTAATATTTTTTTACCTTCTTTTCTATTTTTTGCATCTATTTCTTGTTGATTTTTTTCAGAGTTACTAAATACAAAATATTTATCGTTAATAATATCATTATTATCTGAATTAATTATTTTATCGATAACAGTATTTATTTTAGCTTCGTTTTCTAATTGTTTTATAGTTTTATTAGAGGCATTAGAAATAGTACCAAACACCATATCAATAATATTAGATAAAAGCTTTTCGGTATTAAATAAACTTATACTATCAATATAATCATTATTTAAATCCGTAAGTGTTTTGTTACTATAATCTGAATGAGCTTTTACCGTAATTGTATTGTTTGGTGTTTTACGTGAAATGTCATTTGATTTGAATTGAAACGATAATATTTTGTTAGTTGCTGTTGTCGTTTGTGGCCATGCTTCAACAGTACCATCATTTTGTATTGTTTGATACAAAAAAGTATTATAGTCTGAACTGTTTATAAGATTTGGTGTTAAATCATTATATAATAATTTACCAGTGGATGAATATGGGTCAATAAACATAATTCCAGTAAAATCAACCTTATCAACGATATAACTCATACCATTACCATCAGGTTTAATAATATCTGGAATTGAAGGATTTACCCCACAATTAACTATTGATTTTAATTCTGATTTTAACGCTTGTTTAACCTCTAGTTCAATGTTTTTTAACTCATATACCAGTGTATCGGTAATACTTTGTTGTAACGCTTCATAACCAATAAGCGTTTTAATTAAATCACACAAAAAGGTAATTGAGTTTCCATCATTATTAATTGATGGAAACGATGAATTAAGCTTTAATTTAGGCATGCTTTCGGTTAACGTTCTAGCGGCTGCAATGTTACCAAAAACTTTTTTCTTTTGACTTAATATTGACATAATTATTCAAGTTCATTATTAATAGTTTTATCATTTTTAAGCATTTCTCTGATTGATTTAAAATCATCCAAAGAAGCTTTACCTTCAGTTCTTTCGGAAATAGCTGTATCAACATCGCCAAGATTTTTTATTATATCGCTTTGTAATTTAGCCAATTCTAATTTAATTCTAATTGCTGAATCTTTAATTTTTAATAATCCACCTTTTTCTTTAGCAATTTTAGTTACTTCGTCAACATCTTGTGCTATAACACTAGTGCTTAATTCATTTATGGTTTTTTGCGCATCATTAATTTGTAGGCAAGCGTCATTATATGTTTCTTGCATTAATCCTTCAAGACTATCAACATTGTTAATTTTAACTTCTTGTTTTTTTCTTCTTGGCATTTCTATATGTTTTAGTTAATTGTTATTTGAATTTATCTGTATACGTAATATTATTTATTGCGTATTGGGTTCATATATAAATATTAACTAAAATATTTTTTTAAATATCGTTATGTTTTAAAAATTCATAAAGTTCTTTAAATCGTTTCATTGCCAGTCTAATATCTTTGGTTGATAAATTGGTATAATTACGCATTGTTTCTAAAACTGAATTTTTATTATATTTTGACCCACCATTCATTGTATCAAATGCCGTCTCCCAATTTTGTAAAATTTCAACTAATGATTGACCAACTTTTCGCTCGTTTTCATTTAATCTTTTTTTTAATGGTAAATGTTCGTCATCAAGTTCTTCTTTAATATTATTAATCAGATTTTTTAAAAAGTCATCCATTAAAAATTTATCATCATCAATTACATAACTCAAATCACTTCTTTCTTCAATATCTGAAGAAATATCTTCATATGATGACATTTGACGTGTATACTTTTCATCTTTTATTAAAAGACCTAAAATATAATGTTTACATATAGTCCCATAATAAGAATAAGCTTTTTTACCTCTACTATTTTCAAATTTATGTGCTTTGGTCATTAGAAATGAAAGGGTGTCACTATGTAAATCTTCAAATGTTTCACCCTTACGATACAATTTATATCTTCTAATTATTGATTCTATCATTTTGTTCAATGGTTCTCTAAGCCATTGATTATAAATTAAATTTCTTTCGGCATTGTCTGTTGATGATAAATAATCGTTAACAGCTTTTTCTTCATCTGGACCAAAATACATTTCATTTTTTCGTTTTCTGCCCCTTTTATTAACCATTTATGCAGATTGTTTCTCATATGTTATTTTTCTATCTTTGTCAAAATAATATTCTTTTTTTGCATGATTTAACCACCATTTAGCCTCAACTGGATTAATAGTATCTTTATACGTCATAAATAATGAATTTTTACGTTGATTCATATGTTTGTATCCAAATTTTGGAATTGTCATAATTCTGACATCTTTAAATGCCATTCGTAATAAAAATTCATAGATAAACATTAATTTAATACTTGGTTTAAACCCACCATATTCTTCATAAATTTCTTTTTTAATTACAATACCATCAATGTTAAAATTTTGATATGATAATAAAGCATTTAAATCTAAAATTCCCAATTCGTCCGAAAAACTACTAGCCCAAACTGCTTCGTTTGTAAAACCAATAAAATTACCATTAGCATCTGTATCAACAACAATTGGCATAAAAATACCAACATTGCTATGTGCGTTTCTATATTCAACAACATTTTTAAACCAAATATTGGCGTATTCATCGTCAAATTCTAAAAAAGATACCCATTCTGATTTTGCTTTACTAACACCTAAATTTACTTGGCTTGCAAAATCCGTCTCACCTTCATTTTCTATGATAGTAACAATATTTTTGATTGTTTCAAAATCTACCGTTTTAATATATTCAGCTACTTCGCTATCTTTGGGTACAACAATTACCAATTCATCGGGCAATACTTGTTGTAGTTCTACGCTTTTTATTGCGTTATGAAACATTGGTTTAACAGTTTCATTCAATTCGTGTATTGGGAGTATAACAGAAATCCCACTTAAATTTTTATTACTCATTTTTTTGTTTATTTTAATATCTTATAATACCCTTTAATATGTATATAATTGGGTTTGTGATAATAATGTATAATCTAACGTACCATTTTTGATTACTTATAACCTTAAACATTGGTTTGTTGTTTGTAAAACCAACGTATTCGTAGTTTTTACTTAGTTTCGGCATATGTTAAATTGGCATTAATAATAATTTGATTAAATTCTTCTTTTCTTTCTTTGACTAATTGAGAATAAACTTTAGATACTATTTCTTTTTGATTTTCAAATGTGTATTGACCTGTTGAACTTTTCATGGTTTCAATAAGTTCATTCGGGATTGCATCCTCGAACCAAACTTTTAAATACGTTGCAATTAATTCAGGAATGTTGATTGTTGTATTTGTCCAAACGCCATTATTTTTAATTACTGAATTTCCATTTTCATCAATTGTTTCCATCCATTCAGGTACCATATTAGGAATTTTACCAATAACTGGTGTACCGCATTCCATAGCTTCAATTGGAAACGTACCAAACCCAGCCGCATCATCAACCCAAACAGCCAAACAAGATTTTTTTAATTCTTCAGCTAATGTTTCTCTAGGTTCACCTCGTAATTCTTTAA